GAGCAGCAGGGCGGTCATGCCGCCTGATAATACGGCACACATTCATATATAGGGCATGGGAAGGGAACCCGCACCGGTCACATTTCCTTACAGTATGAGGACACAACCGGGACCGGCGCGGCCCTTCCTGCCCACCAGACGGATGAAAGACCTGATGCCATAGGCAGGATGTGGCCCCAGGTGTTTCATCCGGCAAATAACAGACCGGAGGCCAAGGGGGTGAGAATATGCGTGTTTCAATCAGTGAGATCAAGATCAACTCTGGAAGGCGGGAAGCGGACCCGGACGGAGTGCAGGAATTGGTGGACAGTATTTCCAAGGTGGGTTTGCTCAATCCCATCACCATTGACCAGGAGCATACGTTGATCGCCGGATTGCACCGGCTGGAAGCGGCGAAGCTGCTGGGCTGGACGGAGATCGAGTGCAATGTCAGCAGTTTGGAGGGCCTTCTGGCAGAGCTGGCGGAGGTTGACGAAAACGTGGTCAGGAAGGGCTTATCTGCCGTGGAGTACAGCGATTTGCTGTTGCGCCGGAAGGAGATTTATGAAGCCCTCCACCCAGAGACTAAAAACGGCGGTGATCGTAAGAGCGAAAAAATCAGAATTGCAAAATGCAATTCTGATTCTGCAAAACCCTTTATCCAAGATACTGCTGAAAAATTGGGTGTTCATCCTGCTACTGTTGCCCGCCAGATTCAGACCGCAAAAAATCTGACTTCCGAGGCAAAAGACATTATCCGGGACACTGGCACCAAAATCACGAAGAAGGATGCGCTGAAGCTGTCACGACTGGAACCGGAACGGCAGAAAGAAGCAGCCAGCCAGTTGGCGGCTGGGGAAATCAAGTCCATGGCCGAGTATCCCTCCGCTCCGGCAGAGGAACCACCAGCGGAGCCTCCCGTGCCTCCCCCTGTTCCCTACACCCTGGGCGATAAATACTATGCCAGCATAGAGGAATCCATAGCCGATCTGAAAAACCCTAATAAGGATTGCAGTTATAACCCGGACACGCTGCTGGCGGATATTGACGGCTTTGTGGATACCTTCCACAAGAATTTCGCATGGTATAACGACCCCTTCTGCACAGTTGTGTTTCCCAGCTTATCCCCGGTGCAATTTAATTTTGTCCGGCAGAGGTTCGCCACCATTTTCTCCGCTATGGAGGATTTATTAAATCTAATGGAAAGGACTATGAACAAATGAGCTATCGAAAAAAACGTCATGCCTCCAAACCGGAGCCTTTGGCGCGTCAGACCACCATCCCCGAAGTGAAGTACCACAACCCTGGCG